CAGGTGCTTCTTCTTCTACGGGACCGGCGGTCTCTTCAGGTGCTTCTTCTTCTACGGGACCGGCGGTCTCTTCAGGTGCTTCTTCTTCTACGGGACCGGCGGTCTCTTCAGGTGCTTCTTCTTCTACAGGTTCTTCTTCTTCTTCAACGGGTGCTCCCGATACCTCTTCTTCGACAGCTGCTTCTTCTCCCGCTTCTACAGATTCAACAGGTTCTTCTGGACCTGCGGTATCAGTACCTTCGGTCTCCGGATCATCTGTAATTTCTGCTTGAATATTAGACTCTACAGGTTCCGAAGTAATTTCAGTCAAATCTAGAGTGCTATTATCAGACATTTTATATACTAACAAATATTTTAATTTTTATTTTTTTTTTTATAGACCATTTTTTTTTTTTATAGATTTTTTTAATTAAATTTTTTAATTAAATTATATTTTCAATATTTTTATCAAAATTATTTAATTTTTTTTTTATAGAACATTTTAAAAATTTTTTTGAATTAATTAATTAATTTCTGTAAAATTTTTTTCTATGCTATAGTATAAAAACAAATGGGAGGAGGATTAATGCAATTAGTAGCTTATGGCGCACAAGATATTTACCTTACTGGTAACCCACAAATTACTTTCTTTAAAGTTGTCTATCGCAGACACACTAACTTCTCCATGGAGTCTATCCAACAAACTTTCAGTGGTGCTGGAAATAATGTTGTTGCTACAATCTCCAGAAATGGTGATTTAGTTCACAAAATGTACCTTGTAGGTCCCGAAGATGGCACCGCGCCAAATACTATCTTAAATGTTGAATTAGAAATTGGTGGTCAAAGAATTGATAGACAATCTGGTCAATGGATGGATACATGGAATGAACTTTCTACTTCAGAATCTAAAGCCATTGGTCTTAAAGCTATGACTGGTCAAATTGGTGTACTCGATACCGACGACGGCGGCGCGCGCACAGGTGTAAAGCAAGTCCACATTCCACTTCAATTTTGGTTCTGCCGCCACCCTGGTCTTGCTTTACCACTCATTGCTCTTCAATACCATGAAGTTAAAGTTAAATTTACATTAAGTGATAACAATAATTCAACTTTATTCTGTGATTACATATACCTTGACACTGATGAAAGACGTAGATTCGCTCAAGTATCTCACGAATACCTTATTGAACAAGTTCAAGAACAAACTGCCGTCGAGGACAAGAATAAACTCAACTTTAATCATCCAGTTAAAGAACTTATCTGGTCTACCGCCACCCAAGCCGCCGATGTAGGGTTAAAATTAAATGGTCATGATCGTTTCAGTACGAGACAAAAGGAACACTTTTATTTACAGCAACCATACGATTACCACACCGCTGTTCCCCGCCAGAACTTACCGAGTGCTGCTCAGCTTACTAACAGCAATGAAAGTGTGAACGCCGCAGAAGCTCCCGGTTCTCTTGCCACTGCGCTCAGTAGTGGAGGGGCGGCGGCCGTTGGGGCTGGTACTCAGAGTTCAATAGTCGCCGCGCCGGCCGACCCCTCCAACTATCAACTTGTGATCACAAACGTGACATCAGATGCTGCAGCAGCGAATCCGGCTGGATCAATAATCTCGGTGGACACGACGACAGGGTTCTCGACTAAGGGTGTACTGAGCACTACCAGCGACTTCTCACCAGAGATCTGGACTGCAGCGACAGCGTCCCGACGAGCGGCGATACAGCTCGCCGCCACGGCTGGCGTTAACTTTAGTACATTTGCAGGTAGAAAGGTCCGCATTTCAGGGGCAAATTTATTGGGTGGAACGAATCCTACGGGGCCTGGAATTTTAGATGCTGTTATTTTGGCTGCCTTCACCGTGACGGCGACTGACGACTCCGTCGCGGCCACCTTCGCAATCGACGACACCTCTGCACTCGTATATTTCGATCGCCCAGTATTTACAGTGGCAACAAATGGTACCTCGTCAACCACAATTACTGCTATCAACTTATTTGAAGCGAGCCTAGAACCAACGATCAATCCGCAAGCCCGCACCTCCCAAGACACCAAGCCTATCGGTGTATACTCATTTGCCCTCAAACCTGAAGAGCACCAACCATCTGGCACCTGCAACTTCTCCAGAATTGATAATGCTGAATTAACTCTTGGTGGGTCACCCGGCGGCGGCGTCATCTACGCTGTCAACTACAATGTCCTCAGAATCATGAGTGGTATGGGTGGTTTAGCATACAGTAACTAAATAATTTAAAGCCATTCCAATTCTGAACATTTTTTCTTTTTTATATTTACATATGTTAAAGAATCTTGACGATTACCAACAATTATTATAGATAATTTAATTAATTTATTATTATTTTTAATTTTATTTTTTATATTTTCATAAATATTTTCAACAACTGGTTTACTAATTAATTGTTTATTCATAATATCTATAGAATTAAATTATTTTTAATAATTAATTTTTTTTTTGATTTTTTTCTATGCCATAGTATAAAAACAAATGGGAGGAGGATTAATGCAATTAGTAGCTTATGGCGCACAAGATATTTACCTTACTGGTAACCCGCAAATTACTTTCTTTAAAGTTGTCTATCGTAGACACACTAACTTCTCTATGGAGTCTATCCAACAAACTTTCAACGGTCAAGCAGGACCGAGCGGCAACCCTGTATGCACTATTTCCAGAAATGGTGATTTAGTTTACAAGATGTATCTTGTTCAGACGACGACGGCGCCAGGGGGAATCACCAATGCTCATAACATTATTAAAGAAGTAGAATTAGAGATCGGTGGACAAAGAATTGATAAACAAACAATTGATTGGATGAATACCTGGAATGAACTTTCTACTCCAGAATCTAAAGCAATTGGTCTTAAATCTATGCAAGGTCTCATTGGAACTGCTGGGCTGGCGGAGGGAGGTACAGGTGTAAATTACATCAGTATCCCACTTTTATTTTGGTTCTGTCGAAATCCAGGTCTTGTTCTTCCATTAATAGCCCTTCAATACCATGAAGTTAAAGTTAAATTTTCATTAGGCGAGGGTGCTGACGCCGGACAAGGGTTAAATTTATTCTGTGATTACATCTACCTAGACACTGACGAAAGACGTAGATTCGCTCAAGTATCACACGAATACCTTATTGAACAAGTTCAAGAACAAAGTACATCTGAATTAGCAAATAAACTCAACTTCAATCATCCGGTTAAAGAACTTATCTGGAGTACGCCGGCATCAGTTGGCAAAGGCACCTTGAAATTAAATGGTCATGAACGTTTCAGTACGAGGGAAGCTGAATACTTTGAGTTACAGCAACCATACGATTACCACACCGCTGTTCCCCGCGCGAATTTACCGAGTGCTGCTCAGCTTACTAGTAATTATTCAGAGTTAGAGTCGCCCAGCTCCTTGGGATATGCGGGATTAAGGGAGGGCGAAGCCCCCAGCGACAATTCCGGCGCCGTCAATAACCCGCAGGGCAGCACGCGTTTTTCCCTTCTTGTTACCTCAGAAACCTTCTCTGTTGTTACAACCGCGACAGCAAAAGCAACAGTGGCAGGTGGGACTGAAGCGGTCGTGGGTGACGGCGCCACCGCAGCTGTAGCTGCGGGTGAGGGCCCCGCCAACACCACAGTTTTCACAACAGCAACCGGACTCGGCACAGCAGCTGTGCTGGTCACCACCGAGGACGCAGTGAATTGGAAACAATATGTAGGTAGATTAATAAGAGTTTCGGGTGAGGGTCTTCGAGCTGTAAATGGTGGTACTACTACTTCAGCGGATGTGGTGTTGCGGCGTGTTGTGGATGCGGGTGGCTCCGGCGACGGCGCCATCCTATCGGGAGCCAGTTTACTTTACTTTGATAAAAACTTTTTTGAGTTGAAGGGCGATGGTACGACGGAAACAGATATCACTGCAGTAAAAGCATATTTACCAAGTTCTATCTTACCAACTGAGGCCCGCACCTCCGCAAGCACCAAGAAGATCGGTGTATACTCCTTCGCCCTCAAACCTGAAGAGCATCAACCATCTGGCACCTGTAACTTCTCCAGAATTGATAATGCTGAATTAACTTTTAGCTCGAAGGCGTCGCCATCCGGCGTCATCTACGCTGTCAACTACAATGTCCTCAGAATCATGAGTGGTATGGGTGGTTTAGCATACAGTAACTAAATAATTTAAAGCCATTCCAATTCTCTTAATTCTAAATTATTAAAATATTTATAGTAGTTTTTTTTAGAGTAGATTTTTAAATTTAAAGATTTTATTTCTGATCCATTTTTTGTAAATTTCTCTTCATTATTAAATATATAGTCAATATATTTTATCCTATTTAAATATCCTCTTGCTCTTTTTAAT